AGAATCCGTCCTACCTAAGATGCGTTCATAAATTAGTGAAGTTTCTTTGACTTGCTGGAAATCCAACCTATCTACCTTGCTAGCAATCTGACTAGATAGATTTGTGAATTGACCGTCGACTGTTTGCTTGTACTCAGCTAACTTCGTCTTATTATCTAGCGTGATAGCTTCGAGTCGTTGACGTGTCCCTTCCACATCTTCTACATAGGTTCTTTTTGAAACGTAGTCACTAGCCAGAACTTCCCTGATTTCTGTCAGTTTATTCTCAGCTTCTTCTCGTGAATAACGTTTTAACTCATCTGATAACTTCTCACGTTCTTTCTGGGTCGAGGTTTTAAAAGCATTTAAATCTCTATTATTATTAGCAACAATTCGTTTCGCTTCCTCAACGAGATCAGTATTTACCCCGACTTTTCTCAAGGCTTCTTCTGCTTTAACTTTAGCTTCTTCAAAGCCTGATGGGTTGAATTCCTGGAACCGTCTGTTGATTTCGTCAGATAGTTTCTTCTTATTCTCTTCAGAGACAGCCTTAGCTTGTTCGATACCGTCCAAAATTTCTTGTCTCAACAATCCAGCTTGATGATCAAAATCTAAGTCAGCATTTTGAAGAGCCTTCTCCAGGGCGATTTCTTGTGCAGATTCTGTCACACCAAGAATTACATCCGCTGCGCTAGATAAGCCGCTAGAAGCCCTAGAACCACCAATTCCTGCCTTGTCATCGAAAGTAAGAGAGATGTATTCTTCCTTCAAAGCGTCGAATTCATAAGCAATGGCTTTCTTGAATGAATCGACATTGTGCTTCCAACTCTTAAGATTAACTGTATCGCCTATGTGAACTACTTGGCCATCAAGCTCATAAGCTTCAATCTTGATAGCATCAGAAACCTTGTCAATACCTTCATTTGAGAACTTGGCCTTTGCCCACTTCTGTAATTCTTCAACAGTTTTTGCGTTGTTGTTTTCATACTCTTTTTCATTGATGTAAGGATACGAGTTAATAAGAGGACTATCAACAGTCACTCTAATAGTCGTTTCCTTTTCAGCACCTTCAGGCTTGAAAGTTGACTTGGCATGAATTCTTGTAACAACATTCTGACTGTTTTTTGTGCGTTGGTAGTCTTTCAGATTTTTGTGCGTTGTAATAACAACACCACGATTCTCACCACGGCTCTTCTTGACAGTCATCGCAAAGTTATCACGAACTAGCTCGCCTTCCCATGTACCAACAATGCTGTGCTTACCGTCCAACAATACAGAGTATAGAGTTTCTGTTTCAGTCGTGTTGAAGGTCTTACGATCCTGGATATCACTATTGAATGAAAAATCTCCCAAAGCAGTTTTGGTGTTTTGGACCATGCGAGAAAGAGCCATGCCACAACTCTGACTAGTCACACTTACTGGTGTAATAGAACGTTGCATCACATCATCTGAGATGTGATAGGCTGTAATTTCCAGATGGTCATTGTGTTCAACAGGTTTCTTGATGCGAAATAGCTGCGCTCCTAAAACAGGAGTCGGAGCCTTTATCAGCATATCTTCTTGAATAAGTTGATAAATACCAGAGTCAGAAATAGGATATTTTACAGTTAAGGTGAAGTCGCCATTAATGATCTCTTTAACAATCGCCGAAGTTGCTTCATGAAGTGGCTCTCCGTTCCACCGAACGGTTCTCACATCTTTATTAAGTAGATAAAGCAATTATGCCCACCCCCAAACCGTCTCGATTTCAAGCGATTGAATACCTTGACCTAGAACAACCCCAACATTCTTCACTTTCGCTGGATCAACTGTGATAAAATCCCCTGACCATTTGACTGGCTTCCCTGTTGTTGTTTTAAAACTTGGATTGTCAGGATTATTGACCATCACAAGCGACTCAGTGAGTCGTTCAAGACGAATGACCTGACCAGCAATTGTAAATGAAGTTTCAGAAGCGCTCTGACCAACGATTGTGATTTTAGGAAAGGCAAGAGCAGAACCTTGAACAGTCAAAGTCCCACTTCTTGTCAATCTCTGTGTGTCAGTGGTTTTAGAGTATTTTGTAGGATGACAAGTGAAGGTTGCCTTGGTCATGTAAAGACCAGGTTGAACTTCTTCAAGATCAGTCGCATCAATCTTGTAGCACCAGAGACGAGTTGTTTTAACTCGTTCATTTTCTAACCAAAATTTCTCACGAATAAACAGACTCATGAACTGATTCATCTGTTCTTCAGTAGGTTTCACAAGATAGATTGAGTAAGTCTTCTTTACAAGGCCTCGGTGTTTATTGGTTTGTACGATTGCTCCACTAATGCCACCGTGCTCAAGAAGAGCTGTCTTACCTTCTCCTAATGCAATTGAGGGAGAATCATGGACGATGACCTTAAATGGAAAAGACGATGTTCTTACACCATCGATAATCAATTCATTGTGTTTTATCATGCCATACCTCCTCTCAATTGGTTTCTACGTTGGATTTCATCAGCAATTCGTTGAGCAACCTGGTCAGCGATTCTAGTGATATCTGCTTCTTCTCTGACAATATTGCCTGTGATTGTGATATTGATGTTTGTTGCAGTATCACCCATCGTCTGAGCAATACCACGACCGATAGCACCAAGAGTCTTGTCGTTTAGTGGCAATACTGCTTCGTTCCCAGCTTCTCCGCCAACCATGAGATTATTACCATTTGCACCAAAGATGGTTGGCTTTGTCATAATACCGCCTTTGGCATACCACTCAATACCAATTCTAGGTATTTGACCTTTTAACCAATCAAGAGGATTAGCTGATCCAGATACGCTAAAATGAGGTAAGGGAATATGTGGCCAACGAATGTTGAAATTAAACAAATTTTTGATGGCGCTGATAGCTGAGCTTACAAGGTCTTTTGCTCCATTTATAGCATTCCCTATTGAATTTTTGATTCCTGTCCAAACATTTGAAACAGTATTTGAAATACCATTTAATACATTTGAAATTGTACTTGAAATTCCATTCCATACATTTGAAATTGTACTTGAAATAGCGTTTATCGTATTTGAAATGTACGATTGGATGGCTGTGAAGATGGTCTGAATAACATTTTGGATAGCATTCCATACAGTCGAGAACACTCCCTTGATTGTTTCCCATGCTCCTGACCAATCACCTGTGATGATCTGCATGACTGCTTTGATAATGCCTAAGACAACATTGATTGCAGTTTCAACAACAGTCTTTATGACTTCCCAAGCGGTCGTGATGACCAGTTGGATATTCGCCCATGTGGCCTCGATTAATGGACCTAAGAAAGTCATAACTGCATCAATTACGGTTTGGATAGCATTCCAAACAGTTTCTGCACTAGATCGTATAAGCTCTTGGTTTTCGGTCCACCAATTGACAACCACTCCGAACATACTCATGATGAAGTCAGAAACTTCACTTACAACTCTGTTGATGACTTCCATGATAGCATTCCAGACTATCATTACAGCGTCACGAAATCCCTCGTTTGTATCCCATAGATACTTGATGCCAATCACGATTGCTGCAATAGCGGCAACAATTAAAGCAGCAATACCGATTATGGGTGCAGCTGCTGCAATCATTGCTCCGATGGATGTTCCAAGCGCAACTGCTGCTGCTTGCAAGGTTAAAAATATCGGGACTAGAATCCCAGCGACTGTGACTACACCTCCCAAAATCACGATGAATTCTTTAACGGGACCAGGAAGCGAACTAAACCATTCAGCCATTGATTTTACAATGTTACCTAATGTTTCAAAAACAGGTGCTAAAACTTCAGCTATTGCTGCTCCTAGTTCAGCCATTGCCAGTGTAGTTGAATTTTGAGCGGTTTTAAATTTATCAATAGGATCAAGCGTAGACTCGTATGTTGAAGATACTAATCCTGATGCTGCTTCGGCTGTGTACCCTAATTCTTCAAAACTTAAAGCACCGCGCTTGATTGCATCGACCATTTGAGGAGCCTTTTTCGCCCCAAATATTTCCATTGCAATGCTTAATGCTTCTGTTTCGCTCTTACTATTCTTGATAGAGTCTATTGTCTCTTTTAGTCCCTCGGTCATGGTTTTGCCTTTTTTAGCATAGGCCCCAGCCGCCTTGGTCAATCCAGATAATGCAGCTGATGAGTCCACACCATGTTGTTCCATTTGACCGATTAGAGTGACAGCTTCGTCAAAACTTAAACCGAGCATTTTAATTTGTGGTGCACCATCTATAGCTTTTTTCATTAAGTCATCTACAGACACCCCAGTTTCTTGTGCGACATAAGTAGTGGAGTCAAGAACTTCTGATAAATAATCAACAGACAGTCCATATGCTTCAAGTGCCTGTTTTGACTGAATAGTTGCATTAGTTACGTCTGATCCATTTATTTCAGAAAATTTAATAAGATCCTCTGAAGTAGATTTCAACGCATCACCAGTCAGTTTAAATTGTGTGTTGACTTCACCAACAGCATTCCCTACAGTTGAGAAATCTGTCGGAATTTCGGTTGCTATCTGACTAGCAATCCCTTGCATTTCCTCTAGTGCTTTCCCGCCAGCACCAGTTTTAGTAACAATGGTATCCATGCCTTCGTCAACTTGTTTGAAGGCTTCTAATGCACTTTTACCAAAATCAACAAGCTTCTGGCTGATATCTGATAGTTTCTCAGAAAATTGATTAAGTAACTCTGCTTTTAAAAGGTTATTTGTCTCACCTAGAGTATTAGCAGCTTGTTTCCCAGCGCTACCCAAGTTTTTCATTTCTTGAGATAGATTTGAATATGCTGTTTTAGCCTGATTCAGTTCTGCTTCCATTTTGTTAGCTTCGACTGAATTTTCGCCATATTCTTTCTTGGTTAGCTCTAATTGCTTTTCAAGGTTTTCAATTTGCTTAGCAACAATAGAGGATTGAGCACCAATCTTTTTCTGTGCTAGAGCTAGTTTTTCAGATTCGCTAGCATTAGCACCTAGCTGACTTTCTTGTAGTTTAAATGAACTTACGACTTTTTCAGATTCGCTAGCAAGTTGTTTCTGCTCTTTCTGTAGGTTTTGAAGCTGACTTTTGTTGCTTTGGGTAGCATTGCCATTTTCTGACAGTGCTTGGTTGACGTTTGCTAGTTTTCCTTTATAACTTTCAAGAACTTTCTTGGTAGTTTCTACTTCACGTTGAAAAGCTCGATACTGATCAGCACCAATGTTCCCACTTTTGAATTGTTGTTCGACCTGTGATTGAGCCTGTCTTAAAATTTCTAATTTTTCTTTTGTATTAGAAACTTGTTTCTGTAGAACCTCTTGTTTTTGAGTTAATAGAGTGACATTCCCTGTGTCGAATTTTAATGCTTTGTCAATTTGTCTTAATTCTTGCGTTGCATCTGTTGCAGCCTTATTGACATTCTTGAGCGCCTTCTGTAAGGGTTGCGTGTCGCCATCGATTTCAATTTTGATACCTTTGATATTTCCTGCCATATTTCCTCCTTTCTCAAAAAATAGAAAAGCGCTGAGAGAACTTCTACGACTGATAATGCAGTCAGGGCAAGGAACTTGACCTCAGAATCACTCTCTCAGCACTCATTTTTTATTTAAAAACTGTCAAAATCAGCTTGCGTGGCTTTCCGTTCGCCACCCTTATCCTCGCTCCGCAGATTTACATAATCCGTTTGATAATCCAGAGCCATTCCGATTGAAATATGCTTTAAATCATCGATAGACAGACCAGTTTCTTTACAGCAGGATAAGTAGGACTCTACTGTAAAGATTTCTTCGCTAGCTGATTCTGATTCATCTGGTGCTTTTTTGTCGTCATGCTCGCATTCAGCATTTCCATCAGCACAGGACCAACTTCCTGGATCGGAAACACTTCCATTTCCATGAAGAATTGTTCATAAGGCTTGATATGAGGATTTGCAGATTTAGCAAAGGTCCAAAAAAGACGGTTGAAAAAGGTCATGTCAAAATCTGACAACATCGAAATATCAATATTAGTCGCTGTCAACTCCTTGTCGGTTTCAAGCTTGTTCAATTCATTCATGAATGATTGATTTTTCAACATCGAGAACAAATCTTGAAAATAATCTTTTCCAAATTGTTGCTTGTAGGCGATGGGAGTATAGCCGTTGGTCCCTAACTCGTACTCCTGATCACCAACCAAAACGATTTTGCGCATAGATTTTCTCCTTAACCTGTCACTGCAGTAGGTTCATACACTTTCTTGAACCAGTTGTCATAGATTTCCTTACTATCAGCTGATGTGATAGAACGTTTAACAACTGAATCAAGAGGACGAGGACTTGCTTTAAAGCCAAGTTCACGCTCATTGACATTTATACCGTTCTTGGTTTTTGAGCCATTTCCTGGACGGCTCGCTGAACAATAGTAAAGAACATGACGTGTTTTGTTCTTGTCCCCTGAAAATTCAAACATCAAGGCAAATGATGTGAATTCTGCATCAGCTTTTTCAGTCAAAACACCCGTCTGAGCATCTTTGATTTCACCCAAAATCTTAGTCGCAAACATTTCAATAATGTGAGAGATTTTGAATTTCCCTTCATATCCTTCATTTGAATTCATGAAGTGATAATCGATATCATCTGCTTTGATTGGTGTTGATTCACCCTTTGGATCCAATGTCAATTCCATTGCCCCAGGAAAGCGGAAAATTTCATCGTAAGTAATCACTCCATCTGCACCAATTGATTTGATTGGCGCAACGTGAACATTTTTTAAACCAAAGGTTACTTTGTTTTCTTGATTCATGTCATTCCTCCTTAGTATAGATAGACTGTATAAGACTTGACATAGAGTCTTTCAGTATCGATAAATGTTTCTTCTTGAACATCGAAAAAGAGCTCGTGGGTTGTCCACAGCTCTTCCAGACGTTCTTCCAAATCTTCATCCTTACTCTCAAAAGCCAGCTCAACTGTCGCGCTCTTAATCTGATGATTAACCGTGTTGTCAGCTGCATTGATGACTGGACTTGATTCATAATAGACCAGGTAAGGTAGGTCAGGAGCGTTCCCAGTTTTAAACGCTCGATAAGTGACAGGCAAGTTTGCCTGTTCTAAAATAACAGCAAAGTCTGATAGCTTCATTTCCCAATCTCCTTGATACGCTTCTCAAAGTTCTGAATTGCTTTTTCTTCAGCTGGCTTGATGTGGACGATACCAGCGACACGACCACCATTTCTTGAAAGGTGTCCGTTCTCAAGTATGTGAGTAAGACTTGCAACTGCGTTGAAGACAACAAAAGAGCCATTGGCCAACTTCTTCTTCTTCCAACTTCTACGATACTTTCCGTATCGTTTTGGACTTGTTTCTTTCAACTCATCCACAGTCTCATCAGCCACTTGCTCTGCAATCTTATCCACTTCTTCAGTAACCTCATCAGAGTAAGCTGCAAGTTCTTTCGCTATCAAATCAGCAAGATCATTACTCATTTCAAGACCTCTGACAAAGTCAACTCTAAAATTTCAGAATCGATAGGATATGTTTTTAAGATGCGATATTGCTTGCCTTCGAATTTCGCAAACTCCTGATTCTCATACTCAAAATTTCGAATCTCAACGACCAAGCTCGGTTTTAGCCCTGCTTGATTCGCCTGATAAAATTCAGAACGAGTGACCCTCTTTTTGCGACATAGGAGAGTAGCTTCAACATCTTCAGAGATTGGTTGTAGTAGTTTATCCTTACCTGTGACTTTCTTAGAGATCAGCGTGATTTCATGATTCCACATTCTTGACCTCTTTCTTTGATGCTACCTGTAAATTATGCAGTCGCCACTGAAGGTGACGTGGCATGTCCACCCCACCCTCATAGCGATAAGCAGCATAGTCAACAATAAACATTTCATGGTCAGCACGCTCACCGACAAGCTCGATACCGAGATTATCGGTCAATTCAGTGATGACACTTGAAATGATTTTTTTTAACGGCTTGTCTCTCAAGCTGGTTGAAATCCCCAGCTTAAGCTTCAGCAATTCCAAAAGCTGACCTTCGTCCATGTTTACTCCTCAACTTCCTTAGCAGGCTCTTCAGCAGTTTCATCAACTGTTTCTTCCTGCTCAACTGCGGGATCTTTCTTCACTTCTTTTGTTTTAGACGCTGGTTTCTTAGGCTCATCCTCTCCCAAAACTTCAAGGAAGATAGACCCAGCAGTGTTGGCACCAGTCAAAAGGCCATTGGTAAAGCTATCTGTTGGCTCATATCCATCACGAGGAAAGATATCGCCAACAGCATAGTCATGGTTTTCAGGATCGGCCAAGTCCTTGAAAGGACGGATTACTTTATAGCTCATACGCTACCTCCTTAAGCTACAACATCAGTGTATGTTCCGAAGAATCCAGCTTCTTCATCTACTTTCTTAATATCCAAACGGATAAAAAGCCCAAGCAATTGTCCGTAAATGTCATTGTTCACCCATTTAACGGATACTTGAGCACGGTCAAACTCTTTGACGAACTCAGTGACATCTCCGATGAAGAATTTCATGTCTCCTTCGTTTCCAAACACTGTGTCATCTACTTTGTAGATTGTTTTTCCACCAAATGAATAGCCAGTAGGTGAAGCTACATCAGTTTGAAGCATGTAGCGCCCATCTTTGTCTTTCACCTTGTCAAGTGCGGCAAACATTGACTTAGTGACAACGATGCTTGCTTTATAAATTGATTTAAGCTTCTTGTTGTAGATATCTTTAATACCATCAAATCCAGCAGCATCTGCTTGGGTAGCTGTTTTGAGGACAGCTGTAACTAATGACAATTCAGTATTTTCACCTTGATTGAACACTTCGTCTTCAACAATGGTCATGATGTCATAGTCTGCGTCGTCAATCATTTCTTGTGACACAGGGACATATCCACGGTAAGTCTTGATTGAATAATCGATCTCGCTGATTGCTGGTTTTCCGAGTTCTGGATTTGATTTCAATTCCTCTGTTGAAACCATTACACCATCCGTCTTCTTGATAACTGGATATTTACCAGATCCACTGTTAACTTTCACACGTTCCACAAGATCCAAAAGTGGATTACGTGTTTTGTTAACAAAATGAGGTTTCAAAACTTCAGTAGGGATTAGAGCTGCGCTTCCTGAATCAGTAGTTTTCAAGCCTGCGATGTCACGAGTTTGACCAGTACGAATGTATTTAGCAATTGCGTCACGTTGTTCCAATTTTTGTCCTCCACGTTTTTCTTGACTTGGGTAAGTCGGTGCTTTGCGATTCAATTCTTCAACTTGATTTTGCAAATCTTCGATTTCTTTTTCAAGTTGTTCTTTTTCTGCCAATTTATCTTCCAATTCTTTTTGGATATTTTCTAGGTTCTTTTCAACTGCTGAAACTTCTTCATCATTTCCAGCTTGATCCAATTTCTTCGCTTCAAGTTCAGAGCGCTTGTTCAATTCTTCAATCGATTCTTCGAGTTCAGCTACTTTTTTTGCTTTAAGATTAGCACGAGCACTTAAAATATTTGATTTGTTCATAGATTAAATTTCTCCTTAATTTCTTTCTTGCGCTTATCCAGCGCTTCACGATTTGCACGCTGTTGACTTTCAAAGTCTTTTTGTCGTGCAGCAATTTCCGTTTGCGGATAGGCTGGGAAAGTACATGGACTCACTTCAAAGATTTCTAATTCTAGGATAGTGTCCAGGTACGAACCATCTGCTTGCTCTTCCGTATTGATTTTGATTGGGATAAAACCAAAGCTACATCCAATCACATCACCACGCTGAACACGAGCATAGGCCCCAACAGCTTGCGGATCATCTTTATTGATAATGATGTCACCGTACAGACCGATGTCATCAACTCCCAAAATGACCGTTCCATTACCAGTCCGACCAAGCACCAAACTATCATCATGGTTAAATAATGCCCTGATGTCAGCTCCTTTGATGGCTTTTTCAACACCCTCACGCTTAATCACTTCAAAATAACCAGACCACAGTTCTGTTACTTCATCAAACTTGATAAAGTACCCACTCAAAATCAAATCACCAGTATCACTTTTTTCTCGTGTTTTGAATTGAGCGGTACGATAACTATTCCGTTTCTTCATTCTCTTCCTCACCCCCTTTCAGTTTCTTCTGGTCCCCAAGTCTATCTTGTGGGATATAGTTTTCAAGAGCAAGGAGCTCATCCATGTCAGGATCAGGTGGCATCCCAAGCCAATCCCTCCACTCGTTTCGACGCATTGCCATGCTTTTAGTCATCTGTTCAGCGACTGATGACAATTCTGTAATGTCATACGAATAAAGCGAGCGAGCATTCAGTTTAAAATACCGATTGTTTGAAACGAGTAAGTCTCTAGTTAAGGTCTGAGTGATTGTTGTAGCAATGCTCATGATCGTTGTATTGACAAAGTTGTTGTATTCTTCTTTGTCAAAACTACCAACCCCTAAAATAAAAGCTGGTACTCCCAAGAGTCCAGCAACTGTTTTCTTGTCGATTTCAACAGATTCATTGATAGCAATATCTTTCAAACTTAATGGCTTGACCTGTTCGACACTCAATAGAGCATCTGGAACAATCCACGGCTCACCCGCCTGACTTGTTGTTAAGTATTTCTTAGCGACCTTGTCTCTCCCCTCTTGCGTGGCCAATTCTCCACTCGAAGAATCAACCTTAACAATTAGGCTAGGAACGTTCTTTCCGTTCATAAATCCTTTTTTGATTTGAGTTGCAAGGTTTAAATTCCTAACAATATCTCTCAGAGCAAGTCTGTATCCAGTTCCTACAAATGGATTGTCTGGATCAGGATTGATTACAAAGTGCACAATTTCATTTGGGTTGTAGTCAACACCACGATAATTCATAACATATCCGAGCTCATCACTTTTAAAAGAAACTTCGCTCATTTGGAATGGTCTTAGGTTCAAAATGTAATCATTCACATGATCATACTCAACATGAAGAACTGAATTTCCGTCACCAAATAGCAACAGGTCACGCACAATCTTGAAAATCCAAGTTTTGCGAGTCATATTTTCACATGGATTTACATCAATTTTTCTAGCTAGTCCGTCTTTTATTCGGATATCGCCTTTGTCAGTATTCTCCATCAGATGAATGGTCATATTTGATACCATATCAGCAATCTTATTGACCGCAGCAATTACATCAGGATTGCGGGCCAAAGGCACATAGCTATCTCCGTCAATATAAAGCCCAAAATCTGAATGAGTGATAACATTCGTTCCACTTCGACTCTTACCACGTTTCAAAAACCTATCTAAAAGCCCCATCTTTACTCACCTCCTTTCTAGCGAAAAGTATTTTGAAAAAGTGAATCAAAGTGTTTGTTTCTTACTATATTCTGGCTGACATCAACTATTTGTTTATCCCAGTTAACTGTTTCAGCCCTCAAATCTTTCGTATAGCTTTGACGAACGATTACTTCTTCACCGTTTAAAATTACTTTAACTCGTCCTTTATTAATTAGCACATTAATTTCATGTTCTGATAAAACTATTTCATTCATAAGTCACCTAATCAAAGAAGCTCATGACATTCTGATTCTTGCCAAGGTTAGCAAGAGCCTGAATACAAGCAAAAACGCTGGCATCAAACAAGTCAATTCTTGCAGTACCACCGTCACCGTCTAATTTTTCATATTGCACAGCATCGTCCACCTTTTCAATCGCTCTAACATTACTCACGCAGTATTCATAAGCATCAGAATGAAGATAATAAAATTCTTTATTCTTAACTTTGAACTCGATCCGTCTGAATCCCTCTGATTTCAGCCAGAAAAGTTGAGGTTGGTCAATCATCTTGAACTGAGCTTGTTTCATCTTGGTCAAGAATTCACGGCCAAACTTCCTATCCATTCCGACGGCAGCAATCTTGAACCCTTTTTCTCTCATCTTGATGAACCATTTGACAATATCATCATAGAGAACAGTCGGAGTATTGCTCATAGTTAGCCAACCATCAGACTGCCAACCAAAAAGTGGAATTCCATCATCGTTGGCTTTCTTTTGAGCGTTTACACGAGGAAAGAAAGCGTGTGTGATACAAATATCAACGTCTTTCTCACCATCATGATAGACACCATAAAGAGCAGCAGCAGTCAAGTCATGTAATCTAGACAAGTCAGCTCCACCATACCACTGAATAGGCAAGCGTGCCAGTTCTTCCAAAGTCCAATCATAACAACTATCTGAAGCAATGAACTCATCAGGATTGAAATAAGCATTCATAGAGTTGGTAAAGACATTCAAAGTCTTATTAAAAAACTCATTTCTTGTCTGTGGATCATTCATAGCTTGTTCAGCTTCAGCTCTCAAAGCAGGCATGGATACCGTGACACCCCAAGACGGATTTGCCATTTTCAAAACATTATCATCAAGATAGTCACCAACATCGCCATCTGTTGTCTGATTGGCTTTACAAATAAAGATAAATAAAGCCTCATCCTGTACCAACTGCTTGAGCACTTTCTGACAGTACTTCAAGCGGTTAGCAAGAAAGCCTGTTGGAATATCCCCAGCCGTAGAGATAACAAAAAGCATACTGTTACGGTATGCTGACATTGTTTTCTTCATAAGACCATACTTCTTAGAATTTCGCATGGTGTGGGCTTCATCGATGACCGTGACATTACCATTGAGAGAGTCTAAACGACTTTCATCGTTGGCCAGTGCCTGAATATAGAATGACCCATCGTCTCCAAAATTGGCTGTGATAGAGTGTTCTTGGTTGTTATCCTTGATACGGATAGATTTTTCATTCCATCGTTCAACGTTGAACTTGATGAAATTAAAAGCTTCCAGTGCTTGCTTAACAGAATTGGCCACGATATAGCATTTTGAACCACTATCGGCATCCAAAATCTGATAAAGCAGAGCAATAGCAGCAGTAAAACTGGTCTTACCGTTTTTCCGTGCCAGCATTATCAAGGCTTCCTTGAACCTACGCTCGTTCGTACCAGCGTGATAGAACCCAAAGAGATTGACAACCGTGAAATGTTGCCACGGTTGCAAAATCAAAGGTTTGTTACGGATAGACATGGCAAACATGTCATCTCCTTGCTGATGAACAATTGAGTTCTCAATGAAGTGAACAGCGAAATCCACTATATCCTCATCAAGCTCATATGCTGGATTTTCTAAATCCCTCAAAAAGCGTTCAGCAGCCAAAATCCGTTCTTCGTTATGTTCCTCTTGATAGCTCAGGACATAATCAACATAAGCTTTAGCTTTTCCAAGATTGGTTGTAGCGTGGCGAAAATCGGCAAAACGTTTTTCGAAGTCTTTATCCATCTTTCACTCGCTTCTTTTTCAGTTCATTCTTAAACTTCAGAACTTCGGTAAGAACTGAATCACCTTCTTGTTCTACTACCTCACCGAGTGATTTCGGGTTCATCATCAACTGATTAGAGTAGCTGAGAATGTCTTTCCTCAAAATTTCCATCGCTGTCAAGATTGGAACTTTACGTTCGTTCTCAGCACCAGCCTTATTGACGTAGGTGTCTGTTACTGGATAACCCATGTCAGCATAATCTTGAGCAAGTTTCTGATACTGATATAGCATGCCTGCAAAAATGTCAATGATCATTTCAAACTCTTTACGATAAGTGCCTAAGTCTTTCATCTGCTTGACCACTTTTGACTTAATCGACTTCGCTGTAATAGGTTTAGCCAAAAAACTACCTCCTTCTGTCAAAATTACTTAGTTTTTATCCCCTTTTTGTTTGAAGGCCCCCGACTTGGAAAAAGTTCCCTTCACCGGTACCCAACATCCCAAAAAATATTTTTTTTTAGGTGGGGGGGTAAAAATAAAAAAATCGAAAATTTTAAAAATTCGATTTTTACAAAATTTCATTTTTTTGATTTTTAAAAAAATCCTCAAAATCCTTTTTTCGTTTTTTTTGCCAATATAGTCCCTGGTTGATTACTCTATCGTTCACTCTATCATGAAACGTATTGTGTTTCTTATTCGTCAACGGCAAACAATTCCATTCAACGAATTCAAGTGAAGGGTATTCAGATACAGGAAAGATATGGTGAACCATTTCTGCTTGAACAGAAATTCCGTAACGCAAACTTTCTTGACAAAGATAATCATGCTTACGCATTATCCTATCACGGAACTTCTCCCACTTCTTAGATCTCAAGGATGGTCTGATAGATTTGTTATACATCTCAAACCTCCTTTCTCAATGCAAAAGGGACAGGCCTTTGACCTATCCCATCTCATACAAGAAATCTATGCTACCATAATAAACTCTTTTTCGTGAGACTTCAAGATGTCTTTTATCTCAATTTTATTTTGGTCTCAATCCTATAAAATGATATTCTAGTGTTGGATTCTCAAAAATGTTTCCAATGATTTCAGCTTTATCTAATACATCCGGCTCATAGGGTGAAATACAATCTGGGTCCGCGACATTTAGACATTCAAGATAGAAACCATTTCCAGAGAGTACTTTCTTTTCTTCATAGTAGCGATATTTCCCAAAGCGTACAATAGCTTTTACAAAATCAATTTGAAGAACGTCCCCTACAAAAATTTCTCTGCCTTCTTTGTCATAAGTGCGTGTTGATTGAGTGATGTATTTCAAATCTTCAAAGTGTTTCCATCCACTGCCCTCATAGTAGACTAATGGACAATTACGGTTTTCATCGTTTTGGTCGCAATTGCCTACCACTACCCTGTAAAACATTTTTCGTTTTTCTTCGTCCCATGCTCTAAATTTTGTATCCATTCTGTTACCTCTTTATACTTCGTTTTTCTCTCTCAGCTTCACATATCTTATATTTTGTTAAACTCACTCTAAATCTTAAACACTTACTACTCATAGGTTTTAAAGCGTTTCATTTTTTCAGTTTATGCTTAACTCAGTATGTGAAAGTAATATCTAAAAAAATTAAATGACAAAGTTTCGTAGCGCATCATCAAGCTCTGCTTGTTCTATTCCTATGTATCTAAGAGTGATTGCAGGTGATGAATGATTGAACATCTTTTGCAATGTTCCTACGTCCTTCGTCTTGTTGTAATATTTATAGCCGAACGTCTTGCGCATTGTATGTGTGCCAACATTGTCAATGCCAAGTTCTTCAGCTGCTTCATGGATGATTTGATAGGCTCGCTCACGAGTGATCGCTTTATTCTTACCTTGCCTACTTTTGAACAAGAAATGATGGAATGGTTTCCCTTCGACGTATCGTCTCATTTCTTTTTTAAGTTCTTTTGTCATCCGTCTTGTTATCTGCTTGCCAGTCTTCCGTTCTCTCAATTTGATGTGCCAACCTTGAACATCTTTAACTTTCAAGGTAAGTATATCTCCGACTCGCAAACCAGTATTCAGGCCTGTAATGAATAGCATATAATACATCTCATTCCACTCTCTGAGATAATCTTTCATTGCCTGAATGTCGTCATTTTCTTTTATCGGTGATACAAATTCCATATTCTACCTCCTTTCCCAAAACAAAAAGCCAGCATTTGCTGACTCTTGACGATACTTCTGTTGGACAACTTTTTGACTAGAATTAAGGATGACTCCTCAAGTGTGATGTGTGTTTTTGTTTCAGAAGTTCATACTATCATAATAGACCTTTTTTTGTGAGACTTCAAGATGTCTTTTGTCTCAATCTTATTTACAACTCACCTTTCAGTATAGCGTACTGTTCTAAGATAATCCTCCTACGTCGATAGATTGTAGCTTTGCTCATGAATTTCTGTTCTGCTATTTCTTCCCATCTCAGTTGAGGATATCTCCAGCGCAGATTGAAGATTTCCTTATCTTCATCAACTAGATTGATCAGGAGTTTGTTAATAATAGCTTTGAACCCTTCGAGAAATTTCAAGGTTGGATCATCTGCGATTCTGATTGCGATAGTTTCGGTAGGTTTGCTTATTCCTACGCTGGGACCGCTCTGAGCATCTGGGTTTCGAGTTTCTAATTCCAGTCTTCTCAAATCTATTGTACGTTGAATGTTTTGGAATTTGAAAAGTTCTCTGTCCAATGTTTTGAGGTCTTCGTCGCTCAATTTCTTCAAATTTTACCTCCGAATTTTCTAAATAATTAAATAAGCTATCGAACATTTTAGAAAAAGCCTTACTGATGTCAGAAAGTATCTGCTTAATCATTCTAGATAAAACTTCAATTTCTTCCTGACTTAACTTTCTAAGCTTATTTTCTAATTCTATTTGTTTCTTCTGAGCAAGTTGTTTAGCTTTCTTCTTTTTAATCCTTCTATTCATCTTGCTCTCCATTTCCTGGTATTAGCTTTTATGAATGCAGCCTGCTCTTGCATCTGCTTCCATTCGTAATCCATGATGATTTCAAATTGATTGTTACAAAGACCTTTTAAAAAATCATTTTTAGCTTCAAGCTTCTCAATATCCTTATAGGACCTTTCATACAGTTCATCTTCCAGAAATCTAATACGCTCTGCCATTGCTTCCTGAATGATGATGTAAGTTGGTTTCTTGTACTTTGTCATTACAATCTTACCTCATCTCCTATTTTTAGAGATTCATAGTTTGTTTGAGTAACTACGAATATTCCGTAATTTTGCACTGTAACAGTGTACATGTCGCCAATTTTCTCCTTGTGAACAACCTTGCCTTTGATTTCGGAACCTTGATTATCTGCTTTGTAGATCAGAATCGGGCGCTTTTTTTCAAGATCTTTAATGTGAACAGATTGCCAGATATTCAAAGTGGCTGACAAGACAATCCAGATTGCGATAAAACGTTTCATTCTGTCACCTCCTCAATCTTTATTATTTTTATTATTTTTAAAGAACTTATAAAAAATTACTGACCAATATGAAGCCCACATAAGGTAGGATAACGATTGAAGGAATTGTTCTACTGTCATTCTTCCACCTCCCTAACTTCAATACCCAGACAATCAAACACCCATCCAAAGCCGGCTTCTTCTAATTGTTTTCTAGTAAAGCTTTCAAGATCGCCATACTCTTTTTCAAAATCAAGACGATCCTCACCCTGTCTGTATACAGTTTTCAACGACTGTCCATTGCACAATATCACTTCATACCGCTTCTCTTTCTCGACCTCGTAGCCGTCAAGCCATGCACGGGCGAAAACCTCGATATTATCATCTGTATAAAGCCAATCATGAAAATCATCATCTCTTTCGGTCATCATCATTGCGTTAAAGATGGTATAATCGTATTTTCTCGCATACTCAATTTTATCAGCAATATACTGCGGGATTGTTACTCTATCACGTTCAAGCATGCCCTCAAATTTTCCTTGCTCGTAGCCTTGTCTGTACTTTGTTAAGCCAAAATCAATCCTGAACCAATTTAAGATAGTATCTAACCAGTATGTTTTTGAATTTTCATCTAACCTATTGATTCGTCTGATTATATCTTTAAGTTTGATTTCATCTTTATTGACAACTTGATCTTTTTTTATAACGAATTCTATTGGCACTTCTACTTTTTCGCCAGTTTCAAGAGAGATAATAAAGTTTGTTTGACCTGTCGTTTCGTAAGAACAGCCATCTATAAAACCTAACAATGTAACTTTATCTCCTAGTTTCATTCCTCTACCTCCTTTAGTTGCAAAATCAACTGAATAACAATATTCCTATCCACATACGGTCTCTCTCTGTGTGTTTCAGCGGGTAGGGTATGAATTTTCTCAATCAACTGTTTTACATTCATCTTCCAACTCCTTGATTTTCCGTTTAAATTCCTTCACTCGTTTCTTCCAATATCCACGTTCTTCTGCCCGTGAATGTGCAAGTGATTTAACACATGGTTCAGTTAATACTGAAATATGTGATTCTGCTTTCTCAATCTCTCGCTCATAGCCTTCAATTAGCTGCTTCTTTAAGTTATCATTCATATAAATCACCTAAAACGGTAATCCATCATCTGAAATATCCATCGGATCACTTGCTCCATAGCTTGGTGGCATCTGATTTTCCATGCTTGACTGGTTCGCAGTATTATCCTTCTTTTCAAGCGTTTGAAAACTTTCAGCCACAACTTCCGTCACATAGACACGTTGCCCTTGTTGATTATCATAGCTACGAGTCTGGATGCGGCCTGTGATTCCTACCAGGTTCCCTTTTTTGCACCAGTTTGCGAAATTTTCAGCCTGCTGGCGCCACATGATACAACTGATAAAATCAGCTTCACGATCACCTGCCTGATTCTTAAAATTGCGATTCACTGCCAAAGTGAAAGTTGCAACAGCCACGTTTGATGGTGTGTATCGAAACTCAGGGTCACGAGTCAAGCGACCTACTAACACAACATTATTGATCATTGTTTAACTCCTTTTCTACTTCCTCAATCAACCAATCAAGGTTTTTGCGAGCCTTTTTCAAATCTTCAAGACCATTCTTTTTTTGGAATCTTAGTAGATACTTGATTGCGTTTCCCCAGCACCATGCTGCCTTGCCTGGCAATTTGCCAATAAAGTTGTCAATCACTTCAATGCTTTCAAGACCTTTTGAGCCTTGATAATGATTTGGTTTGTTTACGTTGTCATTTTTTTCAGGTTTCATTATCCATCCCCTTCCTTGTTTTCTAAAACGGCATCCTGTATAAAAGTGTTGCCAATTTCATACTGCTTGTATTCTTCGGCTGTCACTTCAAATGTTTCTTCAATGCGCTTATTTCCTACATATCCAGAAACGACTAGAATATATCTTCTTTTTGTTCTGGTTGGTACCAGTACCGAGCTTTTTCCTGTCATGACAGGTATGAATGTTGTATGAGGTTCATCAATGTACTTGTCTACAACCGTCCCACTCGAAATCTGGTGACATGCCACGAGGAATGATGCGATTAAAACAACACATAGGATTTTTAAATATTTCACTCCTCGACCTCCAAACTAACAGTTATAGCTTGTTTAGCTTCTTCTGAGATAAAAATAAGCGTTTCTCCTTTTTTCAAGTTTTTTAAATCATTTTTTGTGAG